GTTAGGCGGTACGTTTACCAAGAGGCGGGATAAGCCCGCCGACCCTTTTTCGTAAGTCATCGCTGGATGTAACCAACGAGGTTCCTTACCTTCCAACATATCGACCACGTTAAGCATGTGGTCCCATACCTTGGCTCCCAGGTATTTCTCAGAAAACTCTGCAAAGTCAGATAGACCAGACCGAGCTTCATCAGCGAGGTCGGATGTTCTTAACCGAGCGTTATCAATATAGGCAGCGAAGCCTTCAGCTTCGCGCCTCTGGGTGTCATACCAAGAACGAGAACGACCAATAACCTTGAGGGCATCTACAATAGTGCGCCCTTGGCGCACCAAGTTAATCAGTTCTTTTCTGGCTTCTTCGGGGGTTAGGTTTCTTTCCAAGTCTTCTCCAGTAGCTGTAGGGGTCTACAGGGGTATAGACAGAAGTATCCCCACTATATGTTTTTAACCAAGTTAAAGCGGGCGTTAAGCCCGCGTTTACGGCTTCGTGGAACTCAGCCGTTACACTTATATAGGGGTCTAGAGCGTCGGCGTGTTTCAAGGGGTAAATCAAACTTTTTTTCTTGGTATAACAAAAGTCCTGGTCAGAGCTGGTTTTCTGGTAAAAATATTTTAGCTGATAGTGGGGGGCGGGCGGGGGGTGGACCTAAAAAACCCTGGGGTCGTCAAGGGCGCGGGCATAAAAAAAGGGGGCATGCGCCCCCATTCTCCCCACAAAAACGCTCGCCCACACAGGACAAACCCCTCCCCCACTGTGTGTGAGAGAGGGGTGTCCGCTGACTATCCTATAGGGCGATTCTCTTCATTACTACGCGACAAGTAGCGGTGATGATGCTGAACTCCGCGACCCCGCGATTCTCTTCGATGTCATACACGATACCTACGCGACCCTTACCTAGTGGAACTAGGTCACCGATTCGCGCATCCTCAAGCAAGACCAAGTCGCAGTCGGGCGCATGGTCGAGAGATGGAATTCCGTAAGAATGCTTCACCTCTGCGACGTGCGCCTTCAAGTTTACGAGTAGGTCATCGTGTGTCCATGCTGTGCTGTTCATCGTGTTGCCTTCCGTTGAATGTGCCGAGCCGAATGCTCAGCAACAAGGACAACTTTACACCCAGCCTGCCCCTCATGTCAAATTCAGCCTGATGACTGAGCGTAAATACGGCGTGTCGGAACGTAGCCCATGACGTAACACATGACCCATGACGTAGCGACGTGACATGTACGCGCCCACCCCTGTCATGTACCAGTACAGGCGCATAGCGTATGTGCTATTGACAGCTCGCGCATGTATGGGCAGTTCATAGCGTGTACATACATCTCAAGATAGCAGAACGTAGTTCTGCTTATATATGGGGAGCCAGTCGGAAATCCCGACGGCAGAAAGGAAACACCATGAGAAAAGTAGCAACCGAAACCCTAAGCGGTGTCGTAAAGAACGGCACTGTTCACATCAGCAAGGCGGACAACAAGCGAGTATTCGCCAAGGTTCGCATCACTACCAACACTGCCAAATCTTCGAAGAAGATTGAGCAGATTCTATCAGCAATGGGTCAATACCCAAACTTTGACAAGGTTCTCGCAGCCGTGCTCAAGGTTGAACCAAACGCATACCTCACACTGAAAGGCGGTGCTAACTAATGAGCAACGACACAGCGTTATCCATCCTACTCATTTGCCTATTGGCAATGTCATTCCTAATTGGAGCCCTCATGGGCATGATGCGACGCGACACAGAATGGCGCAGGCATCTCAAGATAGCAGACCAAAGGTCTGCTGATATAGACAACCATTGGGAAACAGCAATCAAGTGACCCAAGAAACCAACCAATCGGAGGCGGTCATCACCTGCGGTGACTGCCTCCGCCCTGACTGCAAAGGATGTGAATACTGATGGAAATGCTAATGCTTGATGCAAGTTGCAGATTGTGTAGCGGAATCACGCCGATTCCCTGCACGGTCGCACAGTTGACCGAGTTCTACCTGCCACGTCAGCAGCGCAGACTCATGCAAGAAATCTTCCCTGATTTATCTATCGGAGATAGAGAGTTGCTTATCTCTGGCACATGTAATACCTGCTGGCAAGAGTTGTACGGCAGCGAAGAGGAGGAATAACCATGAACTACAAAGTAGCAATCAACTGGCAAGAAGATGAGAACTCACCCACTGGCACGATGTATTGGGTCGAGATAATGAAACTCGATGACTGGAATACAGTCATTGTTGAAACCAAGTATCACACATTGAGTGTCGCATGGGGCGACGCTCTCTCACAACTGCAAGCGATAGGAGAAATCTAATGGGAGCACGTATCAACTTTGTATTCAAGGCTTACTCAAACGAGCAAGCACACGTCACGCTTTACTCACACTGGGGGGAATCTCGCTGGCGAGATGACCTAGCAGTAGCACTTGACAAGGCTCGCGGGCGATGGGATGACCCAAGTTATGGAATCCGCATAGTTGTTTCACAACTAATCGGCACTGACTGGGATAGCCCATTGGGTTATGGCTTGTTCACAAGCACCGATGGCGAAGACTTAGGGGACACAACTGTAGTTGTGGACTTTACAAAACAAACAGTCGATGATACAGGCAACGAACATTCGTTCGGTTCTTTCGTCGAGTATCACCAAGAAGTAAGGGAGTTTCACAATGTCTAAGTACATACTCACACTGCAGGTAGAAAGCAACACCAATCCAAAGGATTGGTATTTAGGTGAAACCCTCATCATCGATGAGGAATACGAACTACTAAACGTAGAGGAGATAAGCAATGACTAAGTATCTCGTATGGCAGAAGCGCGAGTTCATGTTCTACCAAGAGGTAGAAGCAGACTCGAAAGAGAAAGCAATAGATGTTGCCTTCGAAGAAGGCGACTGGGAGCAAGACCAAAACTATGCCGAGCATGAATACACAGTCGAGCTCGTGCCTAGCGAACTACAACCAGAGGTTGACGACCTCATCAAAAGCAAGGAGGAGCAATGACTAGTTACACAGTAACTGCAGTTCGTACCACAACTTATGAGGTTGAGGTCAACGCAGATTCCCCAGCATCAGCCATCGAGAAACTCGATGACTGGATTTCAGATGACTTCGAAGGGTTCGAAGTTTCAGGACACTGGCAATTGGAGGCACACTAATGGGAAGCATGATGGCGCACGACCTAGCAGAGAATGTCATTGACATTCGTCAATCTATCGCAATTCAATTGCGAAGCAATCACTATCCACCTGTTCCACTTACCATGGTGGAACCATGTATCGAAGCAATCTATGCAGTATCAGAAGGCGATACTCATAAGAGTATCCCCCTACCTGAAGGCGTTACTTGGCGTGGCTCAATCACAGCCCCTGCATATGCCATCGTAGAGGGACATCATCTCGGACCTTGGTGCGACTACGACGATAGCGACCGCGATGACTACTAAACATATCTACGATATGACTGCCGAAGAACTGGCACAAGTTGTCTGCTTCGGGTATGAGGGACACCCATGCACGAACACGCTCGATGAGTATGGCTGTCGCAATTCCATGAAAGATAACGAACCATTCTGTTCAGAATGCTGTGCTGATACTACCGATGGCGCATGTTGTGGATAGCGTGTATCAAGATAGCACATCTTTAGATGTGCTTTATATATAGGGCAACTCAACGAAAGGAGAAGCAATGCCGAAACTCAAAAGGTCTAACGACCGCAAGGTAACCAACATGGCAACACCGAATGGCAAGCGGTCAGCGATTGCTAACACGTTCGGTCTGCCAAGTGGCAAGCAATACTCATGCCCCTATGCAACTAGTATCTGCGAGAAGATTTGCTACGCAGGTAAGTTAGAGAAGATGTATACCTCAGTTCGTGAAGTATTACTTCACAACTGGAATGCTCTTAGCAACGCTAACAAGTATGACATGTGGGCAATGCTCGACACCATGATTCTTGATTTCAAGAATGACTGCGACACCAAAGGTGTCGAGAAACTATTCCGCATCCACTGGGATGGCGACTTCTTCAACGCCGATTACACATGGGCATGGAAGGTAGTCATCGAGAACAACACCGACACTCAGTTCTGGGTGTACACACGCAACCCTGACGCAGCTCGTGCGTTACGTAACATTCCCAATCTCTCGCTGTATTACTCTGCAGATGCAGAGAACTGGGAGTTCGCACCGCAAGGTGTGAAGATTGCATACCTTGGCGACAACTTCGATACTGCCAAGCAAGCAATGCTAGCAATGACAGGCAAGCCAGGTGCTTCCTGTCCCGAACAACTCAAGCGCATCCCACTCATCTCCGAAAAGGGTGGAGCCTGTGCGGTATGCCGTCTATGTATAGATGGTAAGTCCGACATTCGATTCAGTATCAGCAAGCGATAGGAGGAAACATGGAACCATCATTCATGATAGCGCAGGTAGAAACCACGCTAACTAATTACGTTGAACATCATCGTCGTCCAGGTATGCAAGACCTTGCTATCTGGCAGGCACTCGAACCACTGTATTCACGACCAGATGAATACGACATCGTCGTAACATCAACTCGTGAAGAAGCCTTTGACCGAATGGTCAAGGACAACTGGTTCGTAAACATGGGCGACCATTTCTTCGGTATCGATTACGAAACCACCGATGAACTAGTCCTCGAATACCTCATCGATAATCAACTTGCTACTCGCACAGATGGTGATGAGGTATGAGCGAGCAACTAATCACATCCAAATACACATTCGTCTGTGACCCAGACGAGTGTGATGTTATGTTCGAAGTGACTACATCAGATGGGTTCGGATTTCCTTCAGGAATTACGAAACTCAAATGTCCATGTGGACGTGACACAACGCTCGTGTCCACATCAAATAGCACATCTTTAGATGTGCAAAGATATAACCAACCCAACCGAAAGGAAAACCAAATGGAAACAATAACCGCAGCAATCACGGACTACTCACCAACAGTGGCAGTCCATGACATCAAGGAACAAATCTCCACACTCGAAGCACAAATCAACACGCTTCGTGACACACTCACAAGAGAACGTGCCAACGTTCGCAACTTATACACAAACCTCAACGATGCAATCGAAGACAATGAACTCAACGCCGATGACACCATCACCTACGGTGAACTCAGCGAGATACTCTCGTCTGTCTTCAGTAGCGAACTCTCATTCCTTAAGGAATACCAAGCGTTCGTTGAGTTCAAGGTAAGAGTTACGCTTGACTATAAGTCAGCATCATCTAGTGACGCAGATGAAATTGCACAGTCAATCGGGCTAGACATCAGCGATGACATCGTGAACTACGATGGCGAAGCAGAGGTCAACGAAATCTACGTCGAGGACACACGAGTTCTCAGCGTTGAAGAACAGTAAAGGAGAAGCACATGACAGACACAATCGTATCCACGCCAAAGCGTGGTGATGTTTGCGCTAACGGCGCAACCATTCTCGACATCAAGAAAACTGTAGGCGATGGATGGATAGTCCTTTGCCTATACCCACAGTCCCAGTACCACCCATTCGTAACGTGGTGGGCGTACTGGTCACAGACAGGCGAGCTAGCCTGCAGCATGGGTCATTACCATGACCAACTCTCCCAAGCGATTGTTGACTTTGACAAACGTTCGTGAGATACTCTCTCCCAACCAACCAACTAACGAAAGGAAACACATGACAACAACACGTAGAATGTCAGCATCAATTGCTGGCTCAGCAGTAACCGCTACATCCGCACAGGATGCAGCACAACAGGCTGGTCTTGACTGGCACGTATCACTGGCTGACCTTGAGGCTATCGCTGTGAATGACACAGGCGTTAGCCGATTGGCTGTGCCACAAACATTCGCCACTATCCGCACCGACAAGGATGGCGGACAGTCTGTGCTTGGCACAGTAGGTGGTCGATACAAGGTGTTCCAGAATGGAGAGATGTTCTCTGCACTGGATGCACTGGTCGACTCAGGTGAAGCACGATATGCAAACGCAGGTGAGCTCAGAGATGGTGCTCAAGTATGGATGCTCTTGGAATTACCAAGAGAGGTCAAGATTAAAGGTGACCCACATGCTGCATACCTACTAGCACGAACCTCACACGATGGTTCATGCTCACTAGGTGTAACACCGCTAGTCAATAGGTTGTTCTGCTCGAATCAAATCAGTGGAATCTTCCGCAAGAATACAAAGTATTCTCTGCACCACACAACCAACGCTCAACTCAAGGTTGATGAGATGCGGACGATGCTCGATGTAATCTACACAGGTATCGAAACGTATGAACTTATCGCAGATAAGTTACTCAATGTATCGGTATCAGATAACGATGTTGAGCGTGTGTTCAACAAGATGTGGACTCTCCCATCCATCATCGAGAAGACACCGTATAACAAACTCAGCACTGGTGAACGACGCACATTCAATCGTGTAACCGATGCTCGCTCAACTGCAATGAATATCTACCAATCAAGCAGTACCCAAGATAACATCAGAGGGACTGCGTTCGGAGCGTTCCAAGCAATCGTCGAGTACCTCGACTGGAACTCACACAAGTCAGAGGCTACTCGTGCAGAACGTGTAATCGCTGGTAAGTATGACCGACTCAAGGGCAAAGCCCTTGACCTAGTAACACAGGAGGTAGCATGACCAATCCACTACAGAAATATCTAGACCCGCAGTATGTGCAACCGCCACTCACTCCAAAGGTGGCGCAATACATACTCAAAGCGCTGGACTATCTACACATCTACTCAACTAAAAACAATGAGCCTGCTCTTATAGAGCAGCCATTGCATGATGATGCCGAGGCGCTTGTCACTGACGCAATCATCTACGGAACAGAGGAGAATGATGGGCAAACTAAAGAATAAGAATACGCTGGAAGTCAAAGCCTCCCGACTGAAGATTGTTCCAGTCGGGGGCTGGACTTGGTACTGTGGGTATCACGATGCCTACGGATTAGGAGATGATGAGGACGAAGTCCTCTTCATGTCTGGCGCTCACATGCACTACCATCTAATAGATGGTGATGTGTGCGAGCTATACTATAAGGAACACAAGGAAAGGAAAGAAGCATGATACATATAGCAAGTGTCATTCTTCTCTGCGCTTATTGCAATGCAGAGATTGAGCGACGCACTGAAGACGAAGCACGTCAAGCGCTGGCTGAACATCAGACCTACGTTCAGTGTATGAAAGGATACTGATGGCACGTCCACGTCCGACGGAAATCAAGTTGGTTGCAAGCCTGCTTGACCCTGACAATACTAACTCCGAAAGTGCTGCGGAACTAGCGGTAGAAATCATCGAGGCTCTTGATGAATCAAGAGATAAGCGTGATGCCTATGTTCTCGTAGGACAACTAGCACGTTGGGCTCCAGTCCAGGCGTGGGGTGAGTTCAGTACCAAACTGCAGGCTGAGAAGTTCGTAAAGAACTTGTCGGCTGTAGACAAGAACGAACCAGGCAAGGCAGTAGTCTGTCGCTTGGAACTACCAGAAAAATTTTTGGAAAGGATTGGAGGTAAATAATGTGGACGATTGTATACATTGCCATCACTGCGTATGTTGCTTACCGAATAGGTAAGCGCAAGGGTGAGCAAGAGATGTATCAGTTATGTAAGAACGCTGACCAAGTTCAGCGTGAGTTCTTCTCACGCATCAGCTTGAACTAGAACCATCCGAAGGGGCGGGGGCTTGTGCCTCCGCCTCTTTTTCTTTACGCGCCTGAGCCTGCATACTGTTTAGCATCGTAGCCCAATACAATTTATAGAACTCTTCATCGAATGCAAATCTCTTCATGTGCTTTACTGTTGCACCAGTATGTGCATGAAGTGGAATGCCAGCCTCTTTCATCTTCATAAAGAACTGGATGTCCTCACCAATGAACGTATCCTTATCAGAGTTAGCATCATCCATCGACTCAATAAAGAATGAGATGTCACCATGAAACTCCCGCATCTTGTCAGCCACTGACCTATGCATCAGAAGGAATCCAAACCCAGCGTAATCAACCTTCAACAACTGGTTGAATGGCAGAGGGTGGACGTATGACATTAGATACTTGTCATCCTCATGTGCCATGAATACTGCAGGGTATGGCTGCATGATTGAACTCTCCATCTGCTTGGAGATAAAGTAAGTTCCGCTAACAACAGGTCGCTCAACCTTATGAGCAGACTTCCATACCAACTGTAAAGCTTCGTTCGTAAGAACGATATCGCTATCAACCCAGAGTAACCAATCAAAGTTAGTCTTCTTATGCCACACATCGAATGCAGTCTGGCGTTGTCTACCTATCTGATTACCTTGCACACGTTGTGCGCTAGTAATAGGTAGCCCAGCAGTTAACAGCGTGTACACCACGCCTTCCATAAACTTGCCATCGACTGTTCCATTGTCACACCAACAGACCATTATCTGGTCATTAGGTTCGCTGGTAACAGCTCGCTTCGCAGGGTTGCCTGACTTACCCATTGTGATTTCCTCCCCATCCAGTTCCCTTGAACTGTATACCTGGTGCTGTCCACACACGTGTCATCGTTCGATGACACTGGTCGCAGTCAGGACCAACTTCAAAATGTATATTGAATTCTTTTTTGAATGAGCATTCTCTACATTCGTATTCGTATGTAGGCATTAGCCCTTCTTCTTTTTCTTTCGTGCAACCGCAGCGTTGTCTATTAGGTTTGGGTATGGACGACCAGCAGCTTTAGCACGAGCACGTGCCTGAGCTTTCTCTTCTGGTGTCAGTGGAGTGGATGTCTTCTTTGGATTGGTTGTCTTCCAGAAAGGTTTCTTCTTCATTAGTATGGTGTTGCCCCTCCGAGATACTCAGTTATATCTCTTAGTCCCTTGTTAATAATCTGCTCCACTCTTTGTGGAGAGATGTCCCACTCTTTTGCAATCTCAGCAAGAGGTGCATCGGTTGCATATTTAGTTTTTAATATTGAATGTGTACGTAGGTCAAGCTTCTTCATAGCTCTGTCTACATCAGCTAACATAGCCAATAGGTTGTTACCTTCACTGGCTTGCCTCTTAGCTTTAACGCCATGGATATCTGGGTCCATCACTTGGTTAGTTAAGTGAGCATCATCGGAACCAATAACCTTAATAAGAGTTTCAATCATAGCCAAGCGGTAGAAGTATTCATCACCTAACTCATAACCAAGCGCACGAGCTTTCTCTTTGCGAGCGTATCGCTCGCCTGCTCTGCGTATGAATGTGCTGAATGCTTTGTATCCTTGCTTGCGTTCTATCTCATCCTCACGCATTAGGTATTCGGATACTTTATCTTTACGCTTCCATGCATATTCATTCATAGCCTGCTTAACATCTTCAAGCTCAACAAACCTGTGATATCTTTTTGCTATACCCCAAGCAATGGTGCTTGTTATGTCATTGATTGCAGACCAAATCTCATGGTCTTTATCTAGGTTAGTCAAGAGATTTCACCAGGTATTCAACAGACCTAAGCATTAATTTAATATCATCATTAAGTAAACCAAGAGCACGATTGTGATTAGAACAAAGCAAGCCACGCACCTTGCCAGTTGCATGGTCGTGGTCTATATCAAGAGCTCGCTTGCCTTCTGGTTTCTTGCCACAGATGTGGCAACCACCATCTTGTTCATCAAGCATACGTTCGTAATCTTCCACGCTAATTCCATACATACGGATGCGTGAGATACGTTGCTCTTCGTAAGTCTTATTCCGATTTCTTGGCATACTTAGCCCACACCCCACGCTGTACCATTAGTGCGATGATGGCGTAGTTAGCCAGGTCAACAAACGAATCTTCAAGAGATTCGTTCTTAGGTTTCTCTGACTTGGGACTGTAGATAAGATTCTTTAATCTCTCTATCTTGTCCGACATACGTACCATCAGCCCATTGGTTGCGCCACCTGGTGCATGCCAGATATTGAATGGACCATAATCAATTTGTTTCTTTACTAGAATTGCAAGCAATTCGTCGTAGATTTTTTGAGCATCCTCTTCGAATTGCAGGATGGTGGTATCTTCAGACAACGAGCTCCCTCTATTCATCCAGTGCGTTAATCAACTTAGTTAACGCTTGAGCTCCTTGGCTGACAATTATACTATTAACGTCACTATCAGGCGGTAGCGACACGCGGATGGCTTGAGGTATTGCATCAGATAAACGGCGGGCTAGTTCTTGTCCTGGGTTAGAACCATCCTCTTTGGCATCGTTATCGGTGGCTATAACCACACGACCAATGCCGTCAAAACAACGGCTAAAGTGAGGCTTCCAAGCATTAACGCCAGCCACAGCGACAGCAGGATGACCAGCAAGGGTAGCAGATATCGCATCAATCTCTCCTTCTACAATCAATACTTCATGGACTGCATGAAGGATAGCACTAACGTTATATAGGTGGTGCTTCTGACCAGTAGGAATCATATACTTTGGGTCGCCATCATCTATACGGCGGAACTTAAATCCAACTACACCTGACTCTGTTATGTATGGGATAGATAGGTGATGCTTCAACCTATCCTCATGACCAGGTGCAGGGTCAACCACATACCCAAGCTTGAATTGTTCGGCTCCATTAATGATGCCACGCTTCTCAAGGTATGCCTCAGCTGGTGAACCAGCAAGGTTTGCATGGTATGTATTAGCTGCCTTAGTCCAAAGGTCAATGAGCTTTTGATTTGGTTTCACTTCTTCTCCTGCCTATGCACAACAAATGGAGGAGCAGTATACACATCATTCTTGGCTGCTATCTGCATTGCTTTCTTCCAGTTAGCACCAGATGCGAGAGCACCTATGGCATAGGAAGACCCAGAACCTAAGCCATAGATGCCATCGTCGCGTAGGAAGACTGAGTATGTATCATCTACTTCATAGATGGTTCCATTCACAGCCATTAAAAATAAGAATTCATATTCATCTGTCTTCTCATCGTGAACGAATCCGTTATCACGTAAGCATTCACGCATGTTGGGGATGACAGTTGTAATCATAAAATGATAGATGTCTTTTGTGTTAGCTGGTATAGCTGGTGGTTTCCATATGTGTTGGACTATGTCACATGGTTGAGTAGTGCCAGCACCAGCGATTAGAAACTTACCGCGTTTAGTAATCTTAGTTACGATTGGATGTGAGTAAGGGCGACCCTTCTCAGTTGTAGTTCTACTATCGGCTGCAATCAAGCAGCCGTCTGGTTCTTGAATACCAATGATTGTTGTCATCGAACTGACCGCAATCTAGGTGGAGTCCAACGACTACTGGACTTGCGTCCTCGTGTCGGAGCTGGGCTCTTCGACTCCTTACCTATGTTCTTCTCTGCCCATTTACGAGCGTCTGAGTATGTTAAGTTTTCACGAGCCATGACAATCTGTATACCAGCGCCACGTCCGCTACATGCATAACATACCCAGACACCCTTCTCCGAATTAACCGAAGCAGACTTATGTGAGTCATCATGTACAGGACAAAAGATGGATTTGTCCCCACCTAATGGTAGGTCTAATCCGTAATGACGAAAGACTGCTTCAAGAAATTCGGGTTGGTTCATAACCTAATACCAATTCCTTTCCTGATGGAACCTGTACGCTTCGCACCAAGTGTCGTATCGATGTAGCACATACTTGTGTGCTTCCTCCGTTTGTTTGAGTAGTGACCACCCTGGTTTGCCCCAGAGTAATTGCCATACTCCACGTGCTCCACTCGACTTGTTGAAGGAGTCCACGTTGTATCGGCTCTCCTTGTATGCAATGCGAATTGCACACTGAGCCTCGCGCTTGTTGGTTGTGACTTGTGTTAGCACCAACTCCACTCGTTCCTTTTTGTCCGTGACTACGGACAACTTCTTCTCGAATGTAAGTTCTGGTGATAACGCTTGGGCTGGTGCTGCTATTGGCAGCATCGTTCCAAGTATAGTCACTATCACTAACCGCATAGTTACCTCTTTTCATTTTGTGAAACTCTGTCACAGCTTCACTGATGTCCATTGTAACCTGCCTGTTTAAGCAGATTCACCCAGAGTTCAGCAGGCATTACTGCATACGACTCTGAGATATTAGATGTGCCACGCTTTTTAATTAGCACAACGCCTGTTTCTGCATCCGCATGAATCATCTCATCTTCTAACTCTCTGAGATAACCAGGGATATCAATTCTTTTTTCATTCTTACATTCTATAACAACACCATCGATGCCATCAATGTCACCAACATCATCGTGTCTACCTGCCCCATACGCCCGCTCAGCACAGGGATAACCCATACTGATAAGCCACTTAACTACATCACGTTCGTATTGTGAGCCCTTGCGTTTGGATGGTGTGGTCATTAGTATTCAATCGAAATCCAGAATGGTCCAAGGTCTATGTTTGCAGAGAACCTATCAATACAAAACCCAACTGCAAACCTAGTAAAACTATATCCAAAATGTAACCATAGTTTACCGACTCTAATCTCTATAGAATTAAAAGCTTTCATACATAATCCTTTACTAGTATCTCTTGAATAATTATATTTCTTTTACGCCTAATACTTCTGCGTTCCATTGGGGTAGTCCCACCCCACATGCCATAAGCTTCGTGCCTTACAGCCCATTCCAGACATTCGTTCTTAACCACGCAACTGCCACATATCTTGCGTGAGTATGTATATATATCAGTACCACTTCCTCCTTCTTCTGGAAAGAAGAACTCGATACCAACTTCTCTACATAGCCCCCTGGTTAGGTCTGGAAATTTCATTCTGGTTAGCCTTCCTCAACAACTTAGTTGTTGCCAATAGGTTTTCAATTGTTATTAAGTAACCCTTGCTTTTATTCGGGGGAATATCACAAGTTATTTCATGACCGAAATTTCTTATTGCGTATCTTAGGCTTTCTGTTGGAAGCATGATAACCATATCTTCTAACACAAACGCCCAGTAATCAGCTTGAGTTACTGATAAACCAGACGGTTCCCAAGATTCGGATTTAAGATACCAGCATTCAATCTCGATGTAAACATTTCCAGTTTGATGCCACTTGCGGTCACGCTTTACTTCAACAGTTCTACCATTGGTTAGTAGTTGTTCAACAAGTTTCTCTCCTTCGTGTCCGTAGGAGAAATCTAAATCGAAACTTGATTTAGTTACTTCCATTGACTCAATGTCCTCGCTCTAAATAATTCCGTTGATGAGTTATACAAAGTCATCTTGCTAGCTTCTGCTGCTAACGTTATATACTCTTCAGCATTAGGGTCAGCTTTGCCATGACGATTCTTCACGACAGCCACACGATAAACATTGGATGCGCTATCCAGCGCCACAGATAAGACGAGTTCTGGTAGGGCTGCAACCTTGCCCATCAGAGCCTTACGTGGCGCTGGGTAGTTTGGTTTAGACATCTTCTCATTCTCCGACACATGGTGAAGAACGATGAAGGCAGTTTCATATTCACGAGCCATATAGTGGAACGCTGACATTGCATCACGCAATGCAGTCCACTCATTGTCGCTTGATGAAG